CTAAGCATCAACAATCCATCTTCGATGTTGTAATAGTACTTAGGACCATAATATCCTTGTAGGTTTCTTGTATAAGTTCTTTGATTAGGTTGGAATATATCAGCTCCATTACTACCATCATCTTTTACTCTTGCCGTATATCCTTGGCCATCATATCTATTGTCAAATAATCTCTTCCAATAAACTACTTGAGTCTTAACTGGATTACATAAGCTGCCTTGGTAAGCGTATATCTCTCTTAGGTTGAATGTGTTAGGAGGGATGGGTATTTGAAAGTTGGTAGGAATCTCGTAATCAAAGATAGCAGTCAACCAAAATGTATCAATAGATAGCTCCTGTAAAGCATCTTGAATCCTTGAGATATACCATCCTTTAGGAAATCCTTTCTTATAGTCAGTATCGTTTACAGTAGCTGTAATCTCAGCTAATAAATGGTTTACATCAACAAAATCGTTAGCATTCATATCTTATCTTTTATTCTGATTGTTGTTGTACTTGTGTTGGTTGTGGAAGATTAACGGCTCTATTAGCATACATCTGAGTATTTAATTCTGCCTCATCTTCTCCCTCATTAGTTACCTCTTTAGGCATCAACATAATGAATCTACCTAATTGAAGGACTTGCATAACCAAATCTTGAATCATCTCATCTGGTAATGGAATCTCCTCGTCTATATCACAAAGTTTCTTAGGGTCAAGACTACACTTAACAGCTATCTCTACAGTTTTTACTGGTGCGCATTCAATACCTAATAAATATAATCTATTAACTCCTGTTCCATCAACCTTATGTCCTACTCTGTAATAGTAAGGATTAGTGGAACTAGGTTTAGTATAATCATCTAAATATAAATGTTGTACATTTCCTACTGATGTTCCTTGAAACCATACTTGAGCGAATATAGGCCCAGAACAGTTGCAAGTTTCTTCATTATAAGTAATATATATTATACCTGCATTGTTTGGTAAATCCATTACCTGCTCTGGTAAATCAATGTATTTCCTTCCTTTGGCATCCGTAAGAACAGGAATATCATCAAAGGTAGATGTAAACAAGTCTGAGTTAGTAGCAAGTGTTTGCTGTACCCTCAACTTATTAGCCACAACCATTACCCAGTAAAGAATCTGATTGAACGTAAAGTCAGCATCATCAAATGTTGCATTGAAGTTCTTCTGTAAATCGTAAACTACATATCTATACGTCATCTTACAATACTGTTAATAGTTGATTAATATCTTGTGCTGTAACACCAAATAGATTTGTTTGATCCCCTTGTTTGTAAGCGATATAGTTTAATGCTTTATCAAATAATAATTGGAATACACTATGAGGGAAATTAATCTCATCACTTAATGTTACAATTTGAGCTGGTTTCTTAGCCCAGAATATAGTTACTTCTTGATTCTTAACTGAAGGTCTTATCTCTAACTCTTGAGTTCTGAATGAAGATGTTGTTTGCTGATAATTAATAGGAGTCAAATAAGCATATAACTTTAGCTCATCACATAACTGATCTCCTTGGTATCCTGCTTCAAATGGATTACCATAGTTGGTTGCCCACTCTTCTAAGTTTAATCGTTTACAAGAAATCTCAGCAGTTATATGAAGCTTATCAGTTAAGAAATAGCTTCGTGTAATATCTGGAGTAGCAGGAGCAGGGACGCCTGTTATCTTTCTTGTTACTGGTTTAGGATATACAGCCAATATTGACCATACCTCCGATGGAAATATATCTAGAGAAACCCTTGAGGTGTCACTTGTTAGAAACACCCCAGAGGTTGATAATTCTCTAAAAAATTCCTCGCCTATCTTGTCTTGACCATACGCAGAATTAACTACCGATGTTAACCACTTTACAGAAGCATTGATAGCAGGAATAATATCCATGTCATCTCTATAATGATCTGAGTTCTCAGCATCTAATGCAAATCTTAACTGGTTTCTTAATTCTAACGCTGTAAACATTTTAAGCTATAGTTTTTTCAATTATACTTCTTCCTGTACCTTTATCTACAATAGACTTCTGGATACTTCCGTACAACATTCTTTCGTGTTGTTCAATAGAACGCTTAGCCATCTTCTCAACAAGTTGTCTTCTCATATCTTCAGGACTCTGAGATACAGCGATTCCTTCTTGCTGCGCTCTTGATATAACTTGTATATCAGATAGACGAGAAATAGAAGTTTGTGCTTCTACCATCTTCTGCGCCCATGTAGCATCAACATTCATTGCAGATTCAACATTTTCAAAGAAAAGTATTCCATACTGAGTGTGACTACGTAAATAATCTACTACCTCCTTAGAATGAACTACTACAGAAGATACAGATATTACTTGAGTCTCTTTTCCTCTCTTTCTCTTTGTTCTAATTACAGGCTTGAATCTAATAGCACCTTGTGGTGGAATAGTCTCAATACCTCTTCTCATGTCTCCATGAATAGAAAACTGATAAGAGAAAGCGAAGAATACTACAGGATTCTCTAACCAATCATCTTGTAATGACTGTACGTAATCCAAATCAGCATCTAACTCTTCTTTATCCTTATTCAGTTTTAACTTAGAGATCTGTGAGTTGAACATACTCATCATACGTTCCTCAGCATCCTTCATCATTTTCTGAACAGCAGATAAAGAGAACTTAGGTTCTTCTTTTACTTCTTCTTTTACTTCGTTGTCATCTTCAAACAACTCTACTTCAAATTCTACTGGAGCATCGTTTTGCTCCTCTTTGGATGTTGCCTCGAATGTTGATTCTTCAAATTTAGGCGACACCTCTTCTTTCTTTTTAATTGGCATACTAATAATTTTTAATTAAGAAAAAAAAGGGGGAGACTAACTCCCCCTAATCATATATTAAAGTGTTACATCAAGGTAAGCACATGCAAGAGGGTTGTTAAATTTAACACCCATGTTACAATCTACCCACACATCTCCGTAACGCTTAGGAACTCCATCCTCTAACTTCAATGTATCTCCAGAACGCTCACCCCAAAGTTGTACTCTCTTAATATTTTTCATATCAAGGATAGTAATTTTGTTAGCGAAAGAAGCAGGATAAGAAGCAGCATCTTCAAATCTCTTGTAAGGTACAAGAACGATACGAGAAGAACCAAGGTTAACTTCTTTCAAGTTCAACAATGCGATCTCATCATTTGGTGCATAACGAGTTAACTCTTCTTTGTAAGCAAGAGATAACATACGGTGCATACGTGGAGTCATGAACGCCATACGAGCTTGTCCGTAATCACCAAATTCAGAAGAAAGAACCATATCTTCAAAAGCATCTACCAAAGTAGCAGCAGTAGCAACAGCATTAGGAGAACCAGCCTCAACCATAGAAGTGTAAACACCACCAGTTGTTTTAGCAGGAGTACCATTAGCAGTTACAACCTCACCTTTTTGACCTGTCCAAAGTGCATTGGAGATGTCAATTCTGTGTTGGTTAAACATTGCATTACGCTCCATCTCTAGGAAGTTAGCAGTAGTACCCATGTTTTTCAACTTGTGTAATTCAACTTCAGAGTAACGGATAGCTTTGTTAAACAACTGAACGTAGTTTACTCGCTCAATTGTAGAAGCACGAAAATACTGAGCGAATCCCTCAGAACCATCATGATCTACAGTAGATACGTTAGCCAATACATCACCGATAGCTACAGCTGGTAAAGTATCACCATTGTAAGGAGAAACTGTAATAGTCAACAAAGATGTATCTACAGCTACAACACTACCTTTTTGTCCGTTAGGATAAGAGATAATTGTGTTAGTAGAGATATTATCTACAGAAGCAACATTGATAGTTTGCGTAGTAGGATAAGATACTGTAGCAGATACAGCAGTTACTTGAAGTGGCTCACGTTGGTAACCCATTTCTTGGAAGAAAAATTCGTCAGAGTTCACAGTCTCAGCTGGAACCATGTTCATCAATTTCAAATCCATAAACTGTTGTGGAGCTGCATCAAAGATAGCTCTGTTAGTTAATTTTTGAACCAACAATGAGATGTCGTGTCCATAGAGGTTAGCGTACTCAGAACCAACGGAGTTGTAATTCTGGTTAGCGAACTTTGCACTTGTTTCGTTATACAAAGACATAATTTAATTTATTAAACGGTTTTACAAAATTTAAGCGTAAGGATCGTTTTTGAACATTGATGATAAATGCTGAACTTCTTTCATGTTGAAGCCTTGTGTTTCTCCAGAAACTTTCTGCTTCCTCATTTGTTTAGCACTCGTATCAACTATTCGCTGATTAGCCTTACTTTCTCCCCTTCTTTCAGCACCTTTTTTAATAGACTCCAGCATCTTCTTTCCGTACATAGCGTATGCAACCAATTCTGCTGCATCATCGTTGTACGAACCATCTGCCTTTGTAAACAAATTATCAATCTTCCCCTCAACCAAGATATTCCTAATTCTTGCGACTTCGGTCTTACTGAAGTTGGGGTAAGCCTTACTCAGATTTTCTACGGAAACCAAAGCACTCTTTTTCATCGCCTGGAACTCTTCCTTTTGACGTTGAGTGAATTGATCACGCTCATTATCCAACGCTTCTTTGTCCGAATTGAACATTCGTTTCGTTGAGCCTGCTAACAACTTTATGCGATCTTCAAAGTCATCCTCGTCAATCTTGCCATTTTCAAGTCTTTCGAGTAATTCATCATACTGTTCGCTCAAGTAATGCTGAACAAGGTTCTCAGGGTCTTGGCGACTAAAGTCGCTTGAGAAGTCCAGTCTTTGAGACTGATTAAACGCTGCTGTATAATCCTGGCCATTAGCCCACATCGTTACAGCTTGTCTAATCTCTACAGGCATAGCTTGTAGGTCAGATGTCAATAAGTCAAGTTCTCTCTTCAACTCTGATGATTCTTGAGCTTGATTTCTCCAAGTATCAGCAGAAGAAAAGAATTTAGCTACATCCTTCACACCATACTTAGACTCAATGAATTTCTGCATTTCTCTAGTAGGCTCAAAAGTTAATTGTACTTCCTTCTCTACCTTCGTCTGCTTAGTGACACCAAAGATGTCATCATCCTCTTCTTCACTATCATCATCTTCGTCTTCATACTCCTCATCCTCATCGTCTGTCTCGCTTGACTGACTGTTTGTACCCTTGGTAGCAGCCATCAAGTCTTTGTACTCTTGCGAGTTTGCAAAAGCAGCATCCATGCTTGCTAATGCTTCAATTTGCCGAATCTGATCCTCCATCTCAGGGGTGATTTCACCCCCTATGGATTGTCCTTCATCAACAAATTCTTCCGAATTGTCAATCATACGTATTTATTTTTTGTCAAATTTAACATATTTTTTAATATACTACTCTTGAGGTGGCATATTTTGTTGATTTTGCATTGCTTCAAAACTTAACTTAGCTTCTTCCCTACCTGTTTTAGCTCCTTCCTTCATAGCTATCTTCTCCATTTCTTGCTGGTGCATCATCTGCTGTTGAGCCATTTGTTGCTCTTGAGCCGCTTGTTGCTGTTGTGCCATCTGATCTTGCATATTAGCAGATTGTTGTAAGCCTTGCTGAATACCTTGCTGTTGTGCATCGGCAGTCATGCTCTGAGCTTGTATCTTTAATTTACTATAGTTTCTTAGTTCTCTAGCAATTAAATCTGGACTTGCTCTGTTAAACAAGTTAGAGAATATAGATTGGTCTATAAGACCTGCTTGTAGTAAAGTAAACAATAACTGATTACCTGCATTAACACCAGCCTCAGCAGATTCAGAACGCTTGATAAAGATCCTATAGTCTTGTAGTAAATGGTCCTCAGTAATCTTAATATTCTGGAGTCCTTTATCGCCAACCATCATAGCTAGTTTTCTAGGGTTATCATGATATACAGCCTTACCTACAGTAGCCATGTGTTCGTATGCTTGCTTTAAAATAGATGTCAAGGCCCAATAGAAAGGCTCTTGAACTAGAGAACCTCTTTGTATCTGAGCTTCTACTACACCTACTAATACATCGCCACCACCTTGAGTTCCTGTCATCGCTTCGTTAACTCCTGTAACATCTTGAATAGATTGTTGGATAACGCTAACAGCCTGGAACATCTGTAATGTGCCTTGACCTATGTTTGTACCGTAAGTACCAATAGCATTCTGTACTGAACCTACTCTATCTGTATCTACAAAGATTGGTTTAGATGCGTTGATGTTTCTTACTACATCTGCTTCTCCATCTCTGTCATCTACAGCAGATTTAGATATAACAGTACCAGTACCTCTCATGTTTGACATCTGAGATTCTACTACTGACAATGTTCTATTCAAAAATCTTTGTGGATCAATAACGTCATCTAAAGGAGTAAGAACTTCTCCCCTGTCATATACCCATGTGTAGCATTTGTATGGGAACTTAACATTTGATGGGTCGTATAGATTCTTCTCTTGGTATGGTAATATTCCATACTCTAATAAAATATCTCCTTCAGCACTACCTAACTCTTCAGCAGGTATCATAATAGCGTAACGAAGTACATCTACATAGATAGAATGTTTCTTCTTCTTACCTAACTCTTCTTTGTGAGCTTCTGTCTGTGGCTCAATCAAATCTTTATCTGTATAGTTAGAATCTGGATCGTTAATCATTGTGTAATATGGATAACCAAAATCATCCTTAACCCATCCGTATTCTTTTTTCTCTACATCCTTCCAATATACTTCATACACAGGAATCTTTCCTCCTGGTTGCATATAGATACCATTAACAATCTTATGCATAATATTAGAACGATTGTTCTTACCATACTCCTCAATAAGTAATCTTTCTTCTTGAGTTAAGTGTTCGTATCTTTCGTAAATACTTGGAGCATCCATATAATACCACTCTCCCATGTGTTCACAGTCTGATAAGTCTGGCTTAACAGCTGACATATCCCATAAAAAGAATAATGGATTTACAGATTTAGCTACATAGTTATCATTAGCTTCAAATCCTTTATAGATTCCTAAACCACAGATAGCAAGGTTACGAGTAATCTGTACTTTTAATTCATCAATATTAATCTCAGCAGCGATATATTCGATAAGGTTATTGATGTCTTGTTCATACTCCTCTACAAAAGTGTTGTAGAATAGCTCTTCTGTCGTTACAGGGTCATCTGCTACAGGTGCGTTCTCCTGGATAATATCTTTAAAGAAAGGAAAATCATCTGCTATCTTTTGTAGCACACGTAATTTCTTAATCTCTTCTTCTCTTTTGTTTATCACGAAATCTGATATACATGTAGCTTTAGCATCAAAAGCCAAACGAATAGCGTTACCAATGTATTGTTGTACCATTGGCTTAATTACGTTCTTAGTCCACTTCAATCTGTTTCTGATGTCTCCAGATTCATCTAGGAAGAAAGCTTCTACGTCCTCATCAAATATCCATTGACCATCTTGACCTCTAAAGAATGACCAGTTAACAATACATTTGTTTATGAATTGTCTATAAAGGAAATTACTCATTGAAGATAATACATACTTAGCATAATCCCTATGGTAAGTTTTATCTTTTACTCTGGTAAGCTTATTTGGTCTTACTCTGTTTTGGCTGAACATGTAACTCATCGCAGTACATCATTTATTTTAACAAGGATTTCTTTCTTAGTTTTTCTATCTTTAACTTTAACTCCATAAGAAGTTTCTAATCGTTTCACCATATCTGGTAGTTCTTCATGTATCTTAACTAACAGGTCAGTATATTTCTTCTTCTCATCCACTTCCATTGTAGCTAATTCATTAGAACCTACTACAACCATCTCATTTAAAGTTTCAAACATATACTCACTTAAAAGTTTTGCTCTAAGTCTATACTCTGGATTAAACTCCTCCATCTTCTTGATAGCTTCTCTAATCTCTATAGGTATATCACCATCCACTAAAGCTCTAAGTTGTTTCTGTTGTAAGTAGCTCTTACCATAAACAATCTCTAAAGCTCTATTCAATCTCTCTCTCTTATCGCTCAACTTGTATAAAGGACTTGTTCTGTTTCCTAATAACCAGCAGAGTCTTACTTCTTTTGCTTTAAGGTTTTTAAACTCATCTATCTGAGCTAATTCGGGATATTCTATTCTAAGATCTTCTCCCGATTCTAAACCAAAAAGTATAATTTCAGCTTCTTTTTGTGCCATAAATTTAATAAAAAAGGGTAGAGAAATTAATCCCTACCCCACAAAGATAATAATTTTTCAATTATACAGCTGGACAACCTAAATAATCCGCTACAGTAGCGTAAGAACCATTCAAGATTGAAGTCAATCTATTAATTGTTGCAACAGGCTCTGGACCAGCAACGGCTGTATTAATGTAAACAAGAGATGTAGCATTTCTGATTACACCTAATCCAGATACAGCATTGTGACGAATCACTTGTCTGTGTTGAATAATGTAACGATTGTAAGTACCACTAACTAAAGTTGAGTTAGGAACATAACGTAAAATCTCAGTAGTAGTTCCAACTGGAGCAACCCATGCAGTAGCAGTTGAGATAACAGCAAGTGGAACGCTAGTTTCTACAAATAACTGACCAGTTAAAGGAGAGATAGATGTAATACGAACTTTAGTACCTACAGCAGTAGCAGTAAAATATGCAGATGGATCAGAGTTTATCTCATTGATAAATTTAGTTTGAAGATCAGCAATAGTAGGAGCTACAGGAGGAACTACAGTTCCGTTACTAGAAACTGTGTAAGTTCTTGGAACATAAACAGCTTTAGTCTCCTGACCACCTCCGAAGAAGTTTTGAACGTAAGGAGCAGACACAGTTAAGCTGTAAATACTTTGAGCTACTAGAGTAGCCGCAGCTAATTCTACATCTACTACGTTAGCAGTACCTGCTGTGTAAACATTGTAACGAAATCCTAACAAATCAGAAGTTTTAATCTGAATAGCATTAGCTCCAGACTCATCTCTGATTGTTAATACTCCACCAGCCAATAAAACATCATTTAAAGCTACTGGTGTGTTCAAGATAGACAAACCATCTAGTTCTTGAACTCTTGGTAATTTGTAATTAAAAGCCATTTTAAAAAAATTTAGTCACCGATATTTCTATCTGTGTAGTTAATAATAAAACTTAACACTGTGTTAAATCCTGACAAAGATATAAAAAATTTTTAAAGTTGTTTTTTTTGGGAATAAAGATTAAGATTAAATTATAATTTATTATGATTTAAGATTAATTTTTATTTCTTTTTCTTTTCTCTTTTTTTTCTTTTTAGATTATGTATAGAGTATATATATTTATATATATACGAATATATATAATCGTTTTTCTTTTTTTGATTAATTCTTTTTTTGCTTCTTTTTTTCTTATTAAACTTTTTTTCTTTGTTTTTCTTTTTTTTCTCTTTTAAAATTTAATTCTAAAAAAGTGTTAAAATATTTTTTCATTAAAAATTCTTTTGTAGTTTTGTCTCGTCATGATTCTCCAAGTTTCCATTCTGTTTTCATGACAATTACTTTGTTTTGAGGGAGTGAATAATAGTAGCTCCCTTTTTTTGACTAGAAGATATGAGTTTTAAAGTTATTTGTAAAAACGATAAGGCGATGCCAAAAGATTTTCCATCTGCATACTGGATTGAATATGGAGAAGTTTATACTGTTGTTGATTCAAAGAAGATGGCAAATAACAGGATGGCTACTGGATATAAACTTGAAGAGATTGATATGCCTGTTGATTGTCCATATCAATATTTCTTAGCTAATAGATTCGTGCCTTATAACGATGAGGCAGATAAAGCTTTACAAGAATTAATGGATGAAGTAAATGAGATTGTCCCCGAAGTACAAGGGGTCGTAGGTCAACTAAGGCGATGTGTAAGGACAGTTTACTTGCCAACGCACACTCTAGTTGCTGGATCGTAAGCCAGTCAAAGTTGGCAACTCTTTCGGTCATATAAAAAGTTGCATAAAGCCAAGTAGCTTAGTGGTAAAGCCCGACCTTTTAAGTCGGAGAACACAGAGTTCGATTCTTTGTCTTGGCTCAAAAAATTTTATATGTATCAATTAGTAACTGAACTTAACAAGTTCAACAATGTGGTCTTCAATGAAGAAGATCACTCTTATTACCTTAACTTTAAAAGATGTATATCAACAACAGAACTTATAGGTCGATTCAAGAAGAAGTTTGAAACAGAGTTAATGTCTAGCTTAGTAGCTAAACGTGACGGTAGAACTAAAGATGATGTAATAGCCGAATGGGATGAGAAGAGAATAACGTCTCAAATTAGAGGTACAGAGCTTCATAAGTGCGCTGAGCTAATGTTTCAAAGTAAAGGGTATAAACCTGATCCTATCGTAACAAATAAGCTATATAAAATGTTACAAGACTTTCATAAAAATCATAAGAATATATTAGCATTAGTGAGAGCAGAGCTTGTCGTAGGAGACGATACCTGGGGTGTATGTGGAATGATAGACAAACTATTCTACAACACGCTTGAGAATGAACTTCAAATATGGGATTACAAAACAAATAAAGAGATTAAGACTACAAGTAAGTATAAAATGATTAATGGATTGAATCATCTTGAAGAGTGTGAATTTAACACTTACTCACTACAATTAAGCATATACAAAAAAATAATTGAGAAAAACACTAATTTAAAAATTGGAAAATCATATCTTTGCTGGATTAACGAAGAGAATGATTCGTATGAGATAATTGAAACTAAGTATTTTGATGCCGAATCTACTCTAATGCTAAATAGTAGGATAGATGAGTACAACTTCAGCTTATTCGAGTAATAAACTCAAACAAATAATAGATAATAAAACTTATCACTTTATTACTAAGTCTTATATATATCCAGCTTTTGAATATAATAGAAAGAAATCAGAGTACCATCTATATTGGTATAACGCTAAAAAAGGAATCTATAACGACCTACATAGATACCAATGTTTATCTCACAAAGTATTAAATAAAAAAGAAATGATGTTATTTTTAGATAATTTAAGCGTATATAATAAAGAGATAGATTCTGAAGATGGAATCATCTGGGTACATAAAGAGATAGGATTCGATAAAAACAAAGTGCTAATAAATCAATACAAGCTATCAATCTAATATCTTTAATATCTTTCCTGTAGTCTTATCAACCCTAGCTTTCTTCATTCTATAGTTCGTCTCTTTGGATTGGACAAAACGTATCTCAACATTAGGTAATCCTCCTTCACTTTTAATATTCTCTGGCTCGTACCTAGCGTGAGCTATACTATTAATATAAGCAAATGTTATAGCAAAGATACTGTCATCATAATCGTATCGTGGATCGGCCGCCTGATACCTTGTCTGTCTGTGACTATTCTGACTCTTTAAATCTTTCTCTACAAACGTCTTTAGTTGCTCCCAAAACCATGGTATATCAATATTGTGCATATACGCCTCTAAAAGCTCTTCTAACTTAGCTATAATACGTGGAGCTGTGTTAGCCTTATTGGATATACCAAACCATTTGCCTCCATGCATCTGAAAATACTCTGGTAGCTGTGCGTTAGCAGTGAATTTACTTTTAAATCCATGTATCTCCTGGAAATCTACGTGCATATCACCAATGTTATTCTCTACAAGTTCCTTAACACCACCTCTTCCTATCTGATCGTAATATAAACTCTGTAACAACACCTGTAGATACGTCTGCTTAAACTTTCTATCCCTATGAAATACTACAGATGACACAGAATTAGTAAGAGAATCCCATATAGCACTACACATCATGGAGTGTCCTGTCTCTGAGTTGATGGGGTCAGTACCTTGATACCACCTATTCTTCCATTTTTCCCCTGCTGGAGGGTGATGAATTACTACAGCGGAGGTAGATACATCTTCTCTTGATCCTGTTGACACCCATTTAGCCCCTATAATCTTAAATTCAGTCAATAAATCAGGTGTAGGCCTACTTAAATCTAATATAGGCTCAAAAAAACCGTAGTCTAAAGGCTTGTCGTGGCCGTATATCTCATTTAATCGTTGGTTACAGGTGTGAATAGGCACTAAAGTACGTGATTTACGCAAGAACATGTCATCAATAGTGATAGGATAATGTTGATGAAACTGAACCTTAGCTATTTCACCTTTTTTCGTTCCTTCTAACGCTAAATAAGCCTTTCTCTCATTGTTAATATGAGCATCATTAACACCTCGCCTTGCGTAAGCATTAAAGAATAGAGGTATAATACCGTATTCATAATTCTTTTCTTTCCATTGTTTAAGACACATTTTAAATTCAGACTCAAATACAGAACCACCCTTATCCATCTCTCCTCCTGTACCCCATGCAAGGAACTGTTGCTGCATAGTCATCTTTCCTGTCTCTGGGTTGTACTTAAATAGGGCTGGCCTACCTTCACGCATCATCTCACCAAATATCTCAAATAAACCAATCTCATCAATGAATACAGCTGATGGAGACCCACCATTAATAGCATCTACAGCTGGAGTATCTACCTGGAAGCGTGATGCACCACCATCTTCTCTACCTTTCTTATCTCCTTTCTTATCGAATGACATTACTTGGTCAGTCCAGTTCTTAACCTCTTGAGCTATTACATCTGGTAGCTTAGTATAAGTCCACTTAACCTTATCCCTAAATATCTCTACACCCTTATCTTTAGAGTGGGTAACAAACTTGATGAAGTAGGATTTGTTGAAGTTTACTCGCTTCATTCCTGCTAGACACATGGTAGTGGTAAAACCAATCTGTCGTGCCTTACCAATCATAAGTGAATAACCACAGTCGAATAGGAAGAGAAGTACTTTCTGAGCATCCCATGCTTGATATGCTAACATACCGTTCTCAGACCTGTCTTCTTTGATGAATCCGTACTTATTACAGAAGTATAGTGTATTATCTTTACAGCGTTGTATCTCAGTTAATAGCCAATCTACTTGATCATCTTCCGTATCGAAGTCAAGTATATCTGAGTCATCTTGAAGCCAAAGTTCTGCCTGTTTACAGTAGATGTCGAATGGCTCGTGATAAATTTTATTCTGCCATCCGCTATTTATGGA